GATCTTGCATTCCACCAGTTACATTTGCAATAATTGGATTTCCTGCTAAAATTGCTTCTGTAAGTGATAATCCCCAACCTTCATTACTTGTTAATAATATTTGAGTATCACTCATATTATATAACCAATTCATTTGGACTGGTCCTAACTGTTGTTGGGAGAATATAATATTGTATTTAGGATTATCATCAACTATTGCTGTATGAAGTAGAAAAGCACATTTTTTAGCTTTTTCTTCAGGTAATGTATCAATAAAGTATTTATAAGCTAAAAGTGTATCTGGGATTTGTTTTCTACGAATGTTTCTAGAGTTAAAGAATAAAACAAAGTCATATTCTTTTCCTTTAAACATATTTTGTTTGAATTTTTCAAACTCAGAATATTGAGGATCATTTTTATCTAATGGCTTAAATATATCATGATTTAAACCATGAGGAATATATTTAATTAATTTATTCTTAGCTTTTTCTTTACCTAATACTAATTTATTAATATTAACTGTTTGTTTAGAAATACCTAATAATGCATCACATGCTTCATAAAATGGTCTATTATACATTGGAGCTGGGTAGTCATCCCAAATGTTTAGATAAACAATAGGCATTTTTCTTCTAATCTCATTTTCAATTTGAAATAACCACATAAAGTATCTTGGATCAGTGATCAAAAATATAGCATCTGGTTTTTCAATATTAATCAATTGTCTAACAAAATTAGCATCTCCATATCCATCAATTGGATAAATACAAACTGAAGCATCTTTTAATCCAGTAGTATTATTAGTGTCATTAGATAAATCTAATTTTTTTCCTTTATCAGGATGATTAATTGCTCCTGCAATTTGTACCCAATTAAAATGTTGAGCAGTATTAAGAACTATTTCACGAGCAACAGTCGCTACTCCTGAATGTACTCTTAAATCGTCACAAATTAATAAGATTTTTTTCCTCTCATTTGGAGGTAAATAAGCAAAACTTGAATTCATAAAACTTAATTTTTAGTCTTTAATTTTTGGATTGTTATAATTTGTAACCTGTTTTCTAAAACCTTCATCTGTAAGATATAAATCTATTGCTCGATTTACAAGCTTATTTAAACTAAATTTTCTCTTAACACACTCAATTTTAAAATCGTCGAATAATTCTTTATCGACTTTCACTGATGTTAGTTGTGTACTTTCCATAACGTTAATTTTTATATTACGTATATAAATATATTAGGATCTAACTAAATCGCCGCTTCACATAAATCCTTTCTATTTTTAAAAGGACAATACATACAATTTGATTTACTTGGATTTTGTTGGTGATCAGTATTTTTAAATGATCCATCTGTATTAAACACGTTTTCTATAAATGTATTTAAAGCATTTTTAGCTTTATTTATTTTGGTTTTACCATTTGCAGGTACAAACTCTTGTATTCGCTTTTGAGGGAACTCACTTTCTTCCCAAATCTTTCTCTTTAAAATAAAGAATTTTACATCTATATTTTCTTGAGGCACACCAAACATTTCACTAAAATAAGTTTTATAGAGTAGAATCTGGAGTGGTTTGATTTCGTCTTTTTTCTCTTTATCACCCCAACCACGAGTACTAGTTTTTATATCATATATAGTAAATGATTCTGTATTCTCATTATACATTACTAAATCGATAAATCCATTAAATAAAACATTATTATAACTTTTATTTGGCGCTATAACGATAGGGATCTCAATACCTACTAAATGCCAACCCCTAGAACTAAAATACTCACCTCTACGTTTTTTAATAAACTCTAAAATAGCAATACCATCATCAAAGAACTCTCTCATTTCTTCAGGTCCACTAAAATGAACATTTTTATTATTAGCATATTCTTTAGCATATGTTTCTCTAAAGCGTTCTTCAAATAGTTCCTCTAGATCAATTCTATCAGCTTGTGCTCCACTTTCCTCATACATTGTATGAATATATTTTTGAACTGTTTCATGAATGGCAGTTCCAAAAGTCATATTAATAGATGGAGCATATATTTTATGTCCATCTCTATATTGTAACGCCCATTTTTTAGGACATGAGGAGTACATTGATAGCTGAGAGTATGAGATACTCTTTTGAAACGCATAATTAATTTCAATTGGTTTGAAATTTTTTATACGTTTAAGTATGTCAGGTATTTTTGATTTAGCCATTTTATTTTTTCCACATATCACGATCTATCATTTGAGCAATGATACCGTAATTAGTAATGTCTTGATATGTGTCTGATAATGCTTCATTTTTAGCACTACGTTTATTAATGATAAGATTTTTCCATCTACTTACTTTATCATTTAATCTAAAAAATAATCCTGTAATAGCAAATTGTTTTTCTTCATCATTTGCAAGTTGAGTACCCGCCGCTACATTAGACATACCATAGTCAAGATGTTTTTTAGCAAATAATTCATATTGCTCCTTAATAATTTTTTTATAACCAGCTGCTATTGTTGGATATTCTTTTTCCAATTGTTCAATAGCAGATACTTCTTTTTCAGATATCATTTTATTAGTTTTTTAATTTCTTTTTCATCAATTCCTTTAGTAGTCAAAATATTTTCTAACCACTTCTTATCAGTTAAGCTAATATATTCTTCTGCTTCATTAAGAGAACACTCAAAATACTCAGCTATAAGCTGAGCTGCTTCAGGTGAAGACTTTTTATTATTTGATTTGATATAAGCTGAGTAAGTGTTTTTAGATTGTGGAATCATAAAACAGTATACATCATATAATGCTCTACCTTCTTTGATATTTAATCCTTGAATATAATTAACAATTTCAATATACTTTGGATTCATAGATAAAAACCTATGTATCATATAATTGTTAAATTGTTTTTGTTGATCAGGAGTAAATGAATCCCAACTAGATTTAGTATCAATGATTGCTTTTATCCAATCAAATATAGTGAATTGCTTACTTTTCGTTGTTGTACTCTTCATATTCTTCACGAAGTTCCTTAGGTAGTAATTCAGTTAAAATCTTTCCTGTTTGAACATCAATAAACACCGGAATTGGAATTACAGCATCCTCAGATGTACCAACTAAGAATTTACTTGCTTTCCTTAAAATTACTGCTTCTTGGAATACATGATTTCCTTCTTCTGATGTGATAGGCATCGTTTGCTTGATGTCTATATTTAGTTTCATTTGTTCTTGATTCATAATACTTTTTTGTTGTTAATTGTTTCTAATATTTTAGCTATACAAGCCATTATGTTAATTTCTTTATCTAATCTAAATGTAGCGTGGTACATATATTCTTCTAGATAACAAATGATTAAACCATCATTACCTTTAGAATACTCACTTAATTTATTATATAATAATTTATATAAGTCATCAAAATCACTTACATCAGCATTTGCTATAATCTGTCTAATGTTGTTAAATGATTTTATAGATGGTTTTTTAAGTTCCTCTAAAATAGATTCTTTATAATTATCATCTACATCTGAGAGTTCTCCTAATACTAAAGTATTATCAACAGTATACTTTTGACAGTTGTTAATTATTTTTCTAAAGTCAGGATAAAATCGATTTACAATAGTAACTAAATCTGGAATTTCGTATTCAATATCTTCTTTATCTAAAATAGTACTGATATGCTGTGCTACTACTTTTTTAGTAGGAGGAGATAAATCAAATTCCTGGCATCTACTTCTTAATGGTTCTATAAGACGTTCTGGGTAGTTACCTGTTAGAATAAAACGAGTTGTTAAACTATATGTTTCCATCATGTTCAACAAGATAACTTGTGATGCTTGAAGTATATGAGTTGCTTCATCTGTTTTACCTGCACCTGGTTTACCTGCGAACAATAAATGAGGAATATCTTGTTGTTTAATAAACTCCTCAAATTTAGTTTTAATTTCATCTTTACAGATGTAACCTTCTAGAGTATCGGGACGATACTTTTCATTAAGTATTGTGTGTAACCTTTTTGACATAACTTATTTTTTATTAATATAATAAACTTTTTCTAGTAGTCCCCATAGATATTAAACTTCTTAGGTGGGGGAGGCGCTACTTCCTCAGTTGTAATTATATACAGTTCACCCTTTAGGGGCGCTAATCTAAAATCACAAGGTCGTTGTGATTTTTGAAAGTACGCCTCTAAAGTTTCAGTCAATGACCTATGAACTGTTTTAGTAACATCATCTATTAAGATCCAATTATCACCAGGAGGAGATCTTCTAGCTATTAATATAATTTTTTCTTCAATCAT